TCGTGGGTGACCAGTCCTTCACTACCATCGGTTTCCAAACTGATGGCAAAACCGTGAAGTTCAAAATCTTCCACAAAGCACCGGGCGAAGCCACTGCTGACCGTAACGATCCTTACGGTGAGACCGGTTTCATGTCGATCAAGTGGTACTACGGCTTCATGGTACTGCGTCCTGAGCGTATCGCTCTGATCAAAACCTCCGCCGTCCTCTAAGGCAGCGGTACTGGGAACCCGGGCAACCGGGTTCTCTTTTCTCTCCAATAGGAACTCTTTCCCATGAGCGATGAAGCCCAAGAACTCGACCAGAACGAAGCTGCTGATTTGGCTGCTGCCGAGCTGGAAAACCTGAAAGCCCGTGCAGACCTGCTGGGTGTTACCTATCACCCGAACATCGGCACGGAAAAGCTGCGTGAAAAGATCGCCGCCAAACAGGCAGAAGAAGCTACTCCTGCTCCCGTTTCCGGTGAAGCTGCTGGCAAATCTGAAGAAAAGTCCAGCATTCAATCTGCTGAAGAATCCACTGCTGCCAAGCGCGTGCGCCTGAAGCGTGAAGGGCTGAAGCTGGTGCGTGTACGCATCACCTGCATGAACCCCTTCAAGAAAGAGTGGGAAGGCGAAATCTTCACCGTGTCCAACAACGCTGTCGGCACCGTCAAGCGTTATGTGCCTTACAACGTCGAAGACGGTTGGCATGTTGAGCACATCCTGCTCGAACAGCTGAAAGAGCGTAAGTGCCAAATCTTCGTGTCCGATAAAGACTCTCGTGGCAACAAGGTGCGTAAGGGCAAGCTCATCCGTGAGTTCGCCATTGAAGTGCTCGAACCGCTGACCGACAAAGAGCTGGCTGAACTGGCTCAGCGTCAGGCCATGGCCAAAGGCCAGTAAACCCCTAAGCAACTCAGGTAGACCAAATGAGTGAGATTCCAACTTCCGCCCTGACTTCCGCCACAATTGGTGGTGATGGTCTCTTTGATACCCTGATGCGTGCCGCTAAGGCCCATCTTGATCAGGAATATACCCAGAACCGTATCAAGGGAACGGAATACTCTCAGGTCTATCTGGGTTCGCTTACCCAAATTCTGCAGACCTCTGCGCAGTTCCTTTTGGAACAGCGGAAGAGTGCTCTCGAAGATGAGTTGATGCAGGCTCAGATTGCTGAGACCAATGCCAAGGTTCTTTTGGTTCATGCTCAGATCGAACTGGCTAAGCAACAAAAGCTGAATGCTGAAAACGAGTGGAAACTACTCGATGAGCAGAAGGCCAAAATGCAGGCAGAGACCAAGTTGTTGGGTCAGACCTACCTGAATGCCGTTACTGAGAACGACACCATGCTTAAGCAGCAGTGCAAGCTGGCAGCTGAGTATGATGTGTTGATGGAGCAGAAAGGTAAGACCGTTGCTGAGTCTAGTCTTCTGGCTCAGAAGAAGGTCACCGAACAGGCCCAGACCAGCAGTGTGGGTACGGACGACGACAGTGTGGTTGGCCGTCAGAAAGCCCTCTACTTGGCCCAGACCAACGGCTTCCAGCGTGATGCTGAGCAGAAGGCTGCCAAGTTGTTGGTCGATAGCTGGAACGTCCGTCGAACCACGGACGAAGGTACTCAGGCCAACGCAACCAACATGCTGCATGATGTGGTTGTAGGGCGGGCAGTGACCAAGCTCATGGACGGTGTGAAAGCGTAACTGGTCTGCAATAAAACAAGGGGGCCTCGGCCTCCTTTTTGCTATTTAGGGGTGCTCCATGGGGCTATTCAGCTCAAAGAAAAAAGTGACCGTAGACACCACGGTGACACGCTTGGTCAATGACAACATGCTGCCCTACACCAGTAAGACCAGTGTGATTACTGCGTGTCTGGAGGAAGGTTCCATTGCCGACTCTTTGGTTACAGGTTTTCTAGGGTGTGCTGCCGTTAAAGCAGATCGTATGTTTGCGTATGCCCGCGACCACTACACCCATGGTCTACCCAACCATTCGTTTCACATGAAGACGAATGGTGAAGATGTGGTTAAGCAGGCCATTGAGATGGAGCTTGGCCAGAACATCGAGATCGACTACTTCAAGTACGCACCAATCAACAACACCCACACAGCTTGGAAAAAGCTGTCAGATGACTACGAATACGACTACCGGACCAATGAGATTCCGGTCCTGTCAGCTCAAGTAGGTGCCAAGGTCTACCTCAACGACATTGTTGTGATCTACGCACAGAGCACCTTTGACGAAGCTGAACCAGGTGCATTCGATGTGTGGGGTGAACCTGCTTTGGCACGGTATGCCAATCACCGTGAGGGGCAGGAAGTATTCAGTCTCCGGACCTACGTGAAGGCGGGGGATTACTTCGTTGATCCCAACGCTTCAGTGGACTCTGTTGAGGTGCATTACACCTACCAAACTGCTTCAGGTGAGCAGGTATTCAAGTCGTTCCCTGTATCCATGGTTCCGTATGACCAGGAACTTGAGTATTACCAAGTCCAGTACCGTTATCTCAAAGGTGGGGTGATGCGTGTTGGGCACTGGACCTATCTTGATGGTTCTGGCCTGCATTCGCAGGTTGATGCCATCCATGACGTTGAATACGAAAAGGTGGGTAGCTACTTCCCTTTCACGTTCTTCCGAAGCCAAAGCAAGAACATGACTGGTGCAGAGCACGAGTACTCTCCTGCCTATGTAACTTCGACCAAGATGCTCAAGTACCTGGGCCTGGACTACCAAAGCCTGGCCAACGACATCCATGCAAACGAGGGTATTGATGACATCGTACAGGCCATCATGATGATGGCTGTGCCTGCAGAGGGTAAGTCTCAGGTAGAAAGTCGTTACCTCTTCGACTACTTCAGCACCATGTATTACGCCAGCCCAGAGCCTGAAACCATGCTTGGACCGGTGTACTCAGACAGTGCAGGCATCGTGCGACGTGATGGCATGGCCATCTCAATTGCTGACTTGGACTTCAAGTGTACCCTTCGATACAACGGGATTGGTCGTCGTCGGGTGGCCGGCAGCATTGGTGATGTGGGCACCTGTAAGAGTGAGCAGGGTACTGAAACATCCACCCTCCGGTACGCTGATTACACCACTGGTTCCAAGCAGTTCCGGACGGTATCCAATCCGTACTACTCCTACCAACGTCAGACCACTGAAACCTTCTATGAAGAAATCCGGGTCTACGACTTGACCATGATTTACAACGTGGAGGGCAAGTACAACACGGTAGCTAAGACAGGCTCAGCTAACCTGTTGATTCCAATAGATAAAGCCATCACTGACACGATGGCATTGGGTATGAAGGAGGAGCTATACCTACGGTCGCTGCACTTCGTATTCAACTCGATGATCGTGGAAACGACCAAGTGGTATCAGCAGTCCTGGTTCAAATGGGTACTGATTGCTATCGCCGTCGTGGTCACAGTGTTTTCGGGGGGGTCTGCTGGACCTGGGCTGTGGGCAACATTAGAAGCAATGACTGCTGCAGCGATTGCTTGGGCTGTAGTGACCTATGTAGTTCAAGCTCTGGTACTGCAACTGACCTTCAAGCTGTTTGTGAAGTTGGCAGGTCCAGAGTTCGCTATGTTTGTTGCCCTGGTAGGTCTGGCTGTTGGGGTGTATGGCAACTTTGCTGAAGCCACTTGGGCAGACTCACTGATGTCTATGTCCACCGGTTTGATGGACGCATCCAGTGCTGGGTATCAGGCAGGTATCTCTTCTGCTTATAGCAGTGAGTTTGCTGAGTTCAAGCTAATGGCTACTGAAGCTCAGACAGCCCTTGAAGATGCCCAGAAGTTGATGGGTATGGGGGATATTCTGGACCCATTCGCTTTTATTGGCAGGGAGCCTACATTCACTCCAGGGGAGGCTCCTCAGGATTTCTACAACCGATCTGTTCATGCCGGCAATATGGGCACACTAGGGTTTGACGCAATTTCGTCTTATACCCAAATATCACTTACTCTACCTAAATTATCCGACACCTTTGGAGAAACGAATGATGGAATGGATGAATAACTTGCCTGCATGGTTGGGGGGCGGCAGTGCCAATGGCATGGCCCAAAACCCAGAACTGATGAAGATGAATAATTGGGGTAGCTACAACAGTGGTAGTACCCCTATTAACACCCTTCCAGCTACTCAGGGTGGTTCGTTGTTTGGTGGTCTGTTCGATGGCTTCCTAGACAAGACCGACGCCAATGGGATCAAAACCCAAGGTTGGGGTGGTATGGCCATGCAAGGTCTGCAGGGGCTGGGCAATAGCTACATGGGTATGAAGCAGTTCGGGCTGGCTGAGGATGCCTTGAAGGAACAGAAGCGTCAGTTCGACATTAACTATCAGGCACAGCGTAAAAACATCAACTCTCAGTTGTCTGATCGACAGCTTGCGCGTGTGGCGTCCAACCCAACTGCTTATCAGTCTGAAGCGGAATACATGAAGAAGTGGGGGGTATAACCCATGCCTATCACTTGGCGTAACGTGGAAAGTGATCCGACTCGTGGAGCTGCTGTGCTCTTCGAGTCGGCTCGCCGTGCCCTGAACGATGGTTTCACCGGCTTCAATGGAATCATCGACTCTCGTAATGAGGTGAACCAGCAGAACTGGGACACTCAAAAAGAGGTCAACACTGACCAGTTCCTTGATCGTCTGGCTCAGTACAAGACGCCTGAAGAGTTGGCGGCTGCTCAAGAGGCTGGCCAGCTTCAAGCATTGAAGGCTCAGTTCGGTGGTCAGATCGACCGTGATGCTGTGCGTGGTGCAGAAGCTGCCCAAGCAGATGTGCTGATGAAGCGTATTGCTGCGCAGAACCAGTACGGTGACGACAAGATCAACCGTGATGCACGTCCGGATGCAGCAGTGTTTGATGACCTCGTGGCCGCAGGTAAGCTGAAAGAAGCAGCTGACTGGAAAGCCTCTCGGGTACTGGGCACTGATGAGTCCCCCTTCACAAATCGTCTATTAGAACGTGGTGATGTTCAGTTCAACCAAGACAACACTAAAAGCCAGTTGGCCATCTCTCAGCGTCAACTGGGTTTGGATATTGCGCGTGATCAACGTGAAACTAAGGATTGGGAGGATCAGTGGGCTGAAACTACCCAACGTCGTGTGGCCATTGACCTTGGTGATCAGGCCCTGAATGGTGCCGCTGACTTCGCTAGTGCGCGCTCAGCCTACCTTACTTCTGCCAAAGAAAAGGGTCTTCGTGATGATGTGGTCAATGCTGGTTTAGAAGCCTTGCAGAAGTCCTATCAAACTCGCACTGGCCTGACTGCAGAGCAGGATGCACTGTTATCATCAGATAGTGAGCTGATAGCTATGACCAAATCTGCTGAGCTGGCAAAGGAACAGCTCACAAAGAATCGTTACAGTGACCCTAAAGCTACTAAGGTCACTGAAGACGAAGCCATTGCTAGTATCTTTCCTCGGGTTAAAGGTGAAGAGGATGAAACCTCCAACCTGATCAAGACTCACCTGAAAACTTTCAAAGAAAAACATAAAGGCTCTTTGGAAGCTGCAGGTATCACTAACCTTGGTCCAGTAGTAGAACAAGCACTGAAAAGTTCTGGTGTAGATGAGGCCCTTTTTGGTGATGACACCATGGACTTTAATGGGTTTCAATCCAAAATGACCAATGCTCTCAGTGATTACGTTGCATACACCGAGTTGCGTAAACAAGTTGATACAGCATCCTCAAAAGCAGCAACCAAACGGATGGAGAAGCAATTGCAGATGATTCAGGGTAATATCTTGAAGAATCTGAAATGACTTGAGGATGTTTGATGGCCCTTTTACCGACACTCCCTGGTATCAATGCACCTATTGATCGTACTGAGCAAAAGTTAGACAAGTTGGAAGCTAAATCTGCTGCCAAAAAAATACTTCTTGCAGAGCGTTCTGGGATGTCGGGTGGGGCCACAGTTCCTGATCCATGGAAAAATCATGATCGGGCTGTATTCTTGTTGGAGCAGGAAAAGCTCGCAGCAGATGCTCGTAATGAACAAGCAATTGTAAGCGACGATGACCTGCACACGTTTTGGGGCAGTCGAACACAGGAAGGGGCTTCCATAGCGACAGGTGGTGCCCGTCTTGTTGGCGATGTAGCAAGTGCCCCGGCCACTGCATTTGCTGACGCACAACTGAGTGGTGTCAGTGATGAAATGCGGGCCTTGTATGATGTTGAACAGGGCTACAAGTCTCAAGTTGAGGGGCTGAAATCGGCTGAAACAGCCCTACAATTCGATGTAATGTCGGGGAAACTGGGGCCAATTGAGGCTGCTGCACGTCGTTTGGAATTACGTAACCAGCAGAAAGCTCTGGTAGCCCCCGATACAGAAAAGCTAAAGGCACTAGATGTACGGCCTGAGCAACGTAATGTTGCCCAGAACCCTACTGGTGCTTTGGCCTTCGCCCCGTCTGACTATCAAGATGCGGGTCTGATTGAACAAGAACTCTCTCCTCGTGAACGTATCGAGGCGGCAAAAAACGCTTTGAAGTTCGCTGGCACTGTCGATAAATCCATCGAAGGTATCACTGAAGGGGTGATAAACCCGCTCAAACGTGATGTCCTCAACGCCGATATGAATGCTTCGGTGGAAGCCAATAAGGCTTCATTCACCGCAGCAAGTGCTGCATGGGATAAGGGTGATACTGGTTCTGCCCTACTCGAAACGGGTAAAGGCATTGCCGGTCTGGTTAAAGATTTTGGTGCCAATGCACTGGATAACCCAGACGCTGCACTGGAATACATTGCAGAGAACGTACCCCAACTGGCCTTGGGTGCTGCAGGCAAAACCGGTCAGTTGATGATGGCTCAAACCAACCTTGCCTACGGTGCAGACATCTACCGTAAAGGGTTGGAAGAATATCAAGCCAAGAATGAAGGCAAGCTGCCTACTCAAGCTGAAGCCACTGAAATGCTTGGCTGGAGTTTGTCAGCCGCAGCTGCTGAACAGGTTGGCGACATGCTGACATTGAGTCCCTTAAAAGGGCCACTCAGTAAGGTAATGGGGGATGCGTTCACCCAAGTGAAAGCAGGGAAACTGGTAACAGCTGCCAAAGAACTTGGGCGTGTACCTGCTGCAGTAGCTTCCGGTGTTATTTCTGAAGCCCCAACTGAGGGGTATCAGACTGCAGTGGAAGAAAACCTCTCCAAGCTGAACACTGATTTCGATTTCAACACCATTGCCAAGGCAGCAGGTATTGGTGGGATCGTGGGTGGTGGATTGAAAGGTGGTATCGAAACGCTGGTACAGACCGGGGATATTGTTTCTGGTGGTGCATTAACTGCCCTAGGTAATCAGGCCGATTCCCTTAAAGACAAGGCTAAAGGTGTTGTGGATGCTGATGCAGCCAAGGTAGCGGCTTTTGAAGAGGCCAAGACCACAGGTGATGTGGATAAGCTGATCGACTTCAATGCCGACACCTTCAACCCTACGGCTGCTATCACAGCCATGCACCACTACACCAAGACCACTGAAGACGACGTTGATCCAGAAGATTACGTGCAGTACGGGGAAGGTCTGGTTGGTGTAATGGAACAGCAACTGACTGTCAAAGAAGAAGCAGTCAAAGCCCTCCCTGAAGATGCCACTGAGACTGATCGAGAGGCACTGGTTCAGGACTTTGAAGCAACCCGGGAACAGGTTGCCAGCATGAAGCTAGCTGTAAAAAGCTGGCGTGATGAACTCAGTGGCCTGACCACTGTAGAAGACATCGACGCAGCTGTGGCCGAGGCAGATACCGACATCACCGAAGCCGATGAAACCGTTGTAGCAAAAGCCACTGAGTCCACCAGCAAAGTGATGACTCTAGCCATGAATCGCTCCAGCAAAGTTACGCCTGAGCAGCTGGAAGCCTTGGCTTCCAACACTTCCAATGTGTTGAGTACTGAACAACGCTCTTTCCTGACCCGAGCTGCTGATGCCCGCCGTGCTATCAATGCCTTGAAGGATGTTGAAGGTGTAAGCAAGGAGGTATTCTCCGGGGGTAATGGCAACTTTGGCCTGAACGACTACCAGAAGGACTTCGATACTGCGCACAAAACAGGTAACACCGAACAGGCTACTCGTGCTCTGAGTGAATTGACCCGGTTCACTGAAGGTCATCGTGCCAAATTCAACCTGTTCTCTCGTGCCTTTGATGCCAGCGAAAAAGCCGGCGGTACCAAGACCTATTCGTTCCTGCCAGTGGGCAACAACACCGGTAAATGGGTTGTTGCACCGAAAGGTATGAGCTGGGATGCCGTGCGTAAAAAGGGTGGGGTAAACATCTCTGCACGGAACTCCGGCAACCTGCTCAACGCAGTAGAAATGGAAGTCAAAGCACTAGAAGCCTCGGCAGCTGAAATGTCTGCTGCTATGAAGATTGCTCGCCCTGTACGTGCTCAAGCCTCCTCTGCCACGAAGAAAGTACCAAAGCCTCTCCCGGTACAAACCCCGAAGGATGTTACTCAGCTGTCGGATGAAGAAACATCGGCACAGCCGGTAAGTGCTCCGAAGGCTGAATCGGTATCCGAAGAGTCTAAAGAGGTGGATGCCTTACAAGACCTGACATCTCGGTTGGACTCTATAAATGCTGTGGTACCCAAAGATTTGACAGACTGGGTGCGTGCTAATGGTCGTGCGTCTACAGTAGCCTTGTTTGAGCGTCTGCTGGGTAATCCCATTATTCAGGCCATTACGGATGTACAACTCTTCACCCCTGAGAAGAACAGCAAACGCCCCGAAGCTGGCCTATATCACCCGAAATCTCGAATTATTCAGATCAACATCGCTGAATCTGCCCTGCGTCATCAGGCAGCAGGGCGTCAGCTGAAAGCTTCTAAAGTGGTAGACACCCTGATCCATGAGATGGTGCATGCCCTCACCTATGACCTGCTGGAAACCAATAAAGAGCTTCAGGCTCAGGTTGATCATCTGCAACAGCAGGTACGCAACTGGATGAAAACCAAAGCGGGCAAAGCCTTGCCTGCTAATGTACGGGAACGGATAAACAATTCGTTGGAATCCCGGCATGAGTTCTTGACCTATGCGCTGACGGACAAACGCGCACAAGTGGTCTTTTCTCGCATCCCCGTAAAGAATGGCACTTCCGTACTACGTGAACTGGCAGACACACTGCTGCGTTTGTTGAACGAGGTGTTGGGTTCCCAAGCCGTACCGAATAGCGTACTGATTGAAGCCTTGAACCTTACCGATGAACTGCTGACCCCGCTTAACGATAAAGAATCCACCCCCCAACTGAATGCCACGTCTGACAGCTCACCAGAAATTGGGGCACTGGAGCAGAAAGAGACACCGGCAAGCCAAGATGCCGACTTCGAGGAAGAAGTCAGTAAGGCAGAAGCAGACCTGAAAGCGGCTGAACAAAAGCAAACTGAAGAAGCAGACGCAGCTGAGGCAGCCCGCCGTACTCAATCATGGGTAGATGGCCGTGTAGCGAAGACGGAGGCCCGCAAGTCTGATTACCTGGGTCAAACCGCAGGTGTGTTGACTGCGTTCAAAGAAGCTGTGGTAGATCGCATTACTGCTAATCTTTTCCGTGAAAAGAATCTGCTATCTGCCTACTTCAAACAGGTGGCTCAATCCCTGCATTCCACTACCCCACGTCCGTTGGTGGCAGTGTCGAATTTCATGGCCCATGTAAAAGTGGGAGACATCCTCATGGATGAGTTCCTGAGCCATGGTATGACCGAAGCTCAAGCCCCATTGGTGGCCCTGTTCATTCAAGCCCATGACAAGTTCGTGGAAACCATCAACAAGGTGATTCCCCCTTCGCTGAACAAGAAAGGGCTGCCTAACAAGGACTGGTATTTCCGTGAACCCGTGGAGTTCTTCCGTAATGAAGACGGCAAGTTCGATGCAAACTTCCTGACTGCTATGGCTGCTGGTGCCTTTGCTCTGCTGGCAGAAGAAGTAAATACCCCGATGTACCGTACCAACGAAGAAATCGCCATGATGTTGGGTCTCCCTAAAGAGACTGACGTTGGACGTGATGTGCGTAACCGACTGCGCCCTATGCTGGCCCGTCGTTTTGCTATCGAGAACAAACTCGGGCAGTTCATTACTGATTCGTTGGGCATCAAGATCAAAGACGAAAACACCCCTGTTGGTGAGTTGGAGCGTCTACGTGCCCATCTGGGTGCCCATGCCTTGAACATGCTAGTAGAGCTGAATCTCCTTCAACTGAATGAAGTAGACATTGGTACCTATGCAGGCAAGCCAGCTGATTCTGTCAATGAAGAAGACGCCTCTGAAGATGAAGGGGCTGCTGGCGATGACACCATCAACAAGTTCCGTACTGACATCTTCGTGTCAGTACCTCGTGATGGTAAGAAGCTGATCGAACCCCTGGAACGCATCAAGAGTGTGTCCAAAGGTACCGGTGGTGTACTGGCTACCCTGTTCGGTATGGAAAGTGCCCAACAGATGCCCCTGCTTGAGCCACCAAAAGTGACTCAAGAAGACACCAATGGTGGTCTTCAGAAAGTCTCCAAGTCGGTTAAGCGGGCAATGTCTAAGTTTGCCAGTCGGCAGATGTCGTTCCGTCCTGCCATGACCATGCTGATTAGTGCTGAACAAGGCTTCCTTGAAGACATTGCCGGTATCGAGAATGTCGAGAAACTGGTAATGCACGCAGAGCTGCGTGAGTCTGCTCAGGCTGCGAACGATAACCTGCGTCGTGAACTGGAACAGCTGCAAGACCTGTGGATGCACCTGAGTGCCCTGGGCACCCCATTCCGTAACTTCTTCTCCCTGCCTGACCAGTGGAAGAATAGCCGTATCGGCTACACCGGTTCATGGGCCAACATGCAGACCAGTAAGATCGCACGTTTCCTCGTATCCCCTGTGGGTTGGGAGTCTGAGGTGGTGATTGATGGCTCTGCCCCGAACAAGAATCAAACCAGCTTGGATAATTTCAAGCTGCGTGTGATGGAGGCTTTGGGTGCCAAAACCGACAGTCAGTCGGATGATGTATCGCTGGCCAACTGGGACAAGATGACCAACGACTTGGATACAGCAAAACACATTGTTGATGCTGTAGCAGCCCTACGCCCGGTAGTAGCTCTGCCTGTTGAACAGCAGAAGCTGTCGAAAGAAGCACAGGCAACCATTGCCAATGCAGTCTTGAAGTCCAAGACAAAGCTGCACGGCTTCGAGGCATTGGTTGCTCTGGCTCAGTATGAGAACGCTAAAGCAGCAGGGGAATCCAGCTTCAAAGCCATTGTGACTTCTGAAGTGGATGGTAAGACCAACGGCCCAATGCTGAGTATGTGGCTGCTGGGTGTGATGGACAGTACCTTCGCCGCCATGGGTGGCTTCTACACGCATGTGAGTCAAGTGCGCAGCTTCGGTCAATGGAAGCCGGGTAACTACGACCTGTATGAACGCACTGCTTCGAGTCTGATTGGGCGTCTGTTGAGTCGCGGCTTTGAACAGAAGTCGCTGGACGCCCTGTTCAATCTTCTTGGTTCGCCGTTGAACGAAGACAACAGCATCTCTAAGGCTGGGCGTGATCTGGTCAAAAATCCATTGACCACCCTCATCTACGGTTCTGGTCTGGAAACCACCGTGGAAAAGATGACCGATGTGTTCATCGAGAACGTCTACAAGACCATGGGTCAGATCGCTGAAGGTAAAGCCTACGGTGCTCAGAAACTCACTGGTGTTGCTGCGTGGGCACAGTACCAAGAAGACCTGAAGGAGATGTCAGGGATGTCTCAATACCTGTTCCCGGGTGAACTGGAACAGGCTATGGAAACACCTATGGAAGCCGCAGCACTGAGTAATCTCCGTGAAGAGTTCAAAGAGTCGATAGGCAAAGCTGTTAAAGACACCATCAATGAAGACTTTAAGGGCTACATGGACGCCCGTAAGCAGATGGTGCGTCAGGCTAACGGTGTCTGGACTATGTACGACATGGTTCGTACCAAACTTCTTGATGACCTCACTGAACAGCTGATGGACTGGGGTGAAATTGATTTCCAGTGGATCACTGTTGATACCGATAAAGTGATCGGCAAAGACAAAAAAGGTCGTCCGGTATTCGAGAAAAAGAAAGTACGCCAACCGCTGCGTGAACTGACTCCAGCTGAAAAAGCTCCGGCCCTGGAAGCTATCAAGGACATGGAACCGCGCATCAACACGGCTCTGTCCAAGCGAGATGGTCAATTGGATGCTGGCATCTACGTGTCCAAGTCGGCCCGCAAAGCCTCTAACAGCCCTACCCACACCACGGATGTGAAAGGGGTGGTCAACGGTGAAAAAACCAACCACAAATCCAAACCTGTAATGCGTGTGGAGTCGAACCCAGGCGTATCCATTATGGCCAACGGTGTGCAGTCTCTCGATGGCAACACCATCGTGGAAGTACTGGCTGCCTTGAATTTGGTGGGGGTGCATGACGCTGTACTCAGTGCTCTGCATGATGCGGCTGCTGCCGGCCAAGCCATGAACCAGCAAGTGATGGATATGCTGCTGAATCACTCGCTGCCCCGTGAAAGTTACGAATCGCTGGAGCGTACTCTGAAGGGCTTCGCGGCCTACATCGAACAGAATCCGGGTGACATCAGTAAGGAAGCTCTAGGGGAACTGCTCAACTCCCAGAAAGAAGACCGTAAAGACCCCGTGTCATTTACGATTCTGGTTCAGCGTGCAGCCCGTTTTGCCCATGAAGCGGACTACAACCGTTTGGATGGTCTGAGCCAATTGGCTGTGGTGGATCAATACACCATCGCTGCTGGTATCTTCGATGTACCCAACAGCTTCAACAATCTGGCTGCCAAGAAACGGGATGCTCTGTCTCCGAAAATCGACCCGGCTTTGTTGGCAATTGCTGCCCAGTTGGACGAGATCGTCTTTGCCAAGAAGGTTCCCGTAGCAGCAAAAACTGCTGCTAAGAAAACCCGTAGTACTCAGGTAACTGACTTCGACCTGGATGCCCTGCTGCAAACCGAGGGGATCACCGCCAATGAAGTAGCGGCCAAGCTGTTCAACAGCATTGGTACACCTCAAGACGGTGACACCATGGGTAAGCTGTACCGGGAAATCCTGAAGCGCGGCATCAAGCAGCTCCAAGGTCTACCGATTGTCTATGCCACCTCGGATTCCCAGATTCCTGAGAAAGCCAAGGATGCCTATGGTTGGTATCACGTTGATGCTGATGGCAAAGCTCATTTGGGTATTCGTGGCACTTCCATGGGTGGGTCTGGGGTGACTACTGAGCTGGTCGTGCATGAAATTCTGCACGCCATGGTGGCCTGGATCATTGACCAAGCTGAGAAAGGTCATGGTAGTGCTGAAGTACTGGCTGCTGTGGCTGATCTGGAAGCCCTACGTAAAGAGCTGAAGCCTCTACTGGAAGCTGAGCACAGCGAAGCAGTCAGTACCTTGCAAGAGTTCGTGGCATGGGGGATGACCAACCCTGCTTTCCAGAAAGCCATGGCTGCTGTGCCTATGGTGGAAAAAGGTTTTGCTGCCCTGAAGAACAAGGCTCAGCAATTCTTCCGTGCCATCTCCACCATCGTGTTCGGTGTCCGTGGGCCTGCCATTGAAACCGCCCTGAGTATATTCATGGCTCGGGTATCGGTGATCGTTGGTGAGTCGGAAACCACTCAAGCAACTCAAGCACCGGGCACTTATCGTATGGCTGCCCACAACTTCAATGCTGTGGGCCTGTTCAACGGACTGGCTGCACAAGGTAACGGCTACACCGATCCCTACCTGCAAGAGAGAGTGGCGGGCCTCATGTCTACTGTCGTGGATGCGGTAGGTGGTCCTTTCCAGCAGTTCTATCAGCAGATCGCTCAAAGCGCGACTACCCCTGCTGGTTTGGTAGCCAATGCTCAGCAGCAGGGCTTGATGCCGGTCACAGCTGGTCTGCGTACCAGTGGCTTTGCTCTGGGTGACCAGCAAGCCTATGCGATTGAAGTGCTCACTGAGACCTTCAAGGCTATCCAACGGGACACCACAGGGGCTGCCCAACAACAACTGCTGAAGCTCTTTAAAGAGACTTCTAAGCAAGTGACTGCGGCTGATCTGGGTGGTCAAGCACAGTGGGATGCCATCTTTGGTGCTGAAGCCATCGACACCGATGGGGATTATCTGGCTCGCTTTGCTGCTATGGCTCTTGCCTACCCGCCTCTGGTGGCCAAGATGGGCTTTACCACCCAAGAGGTAGTGCGGGAGTCCACCACCCTGTATGGGCGTCTGGTGGCCTTCTTTGAGGGCATGATGAACGCACTGTCTAAGGCAGCCCACAAGGCGTATGCCGGTCAACGTGCTGATGCCAAGCTGGATACCCTGACCAAACGTCTGGTACTGCTGGAAGCTAAGTATCAGCTGCGTCAGCAGCCGTCGATGATGAATGATCTGCTAGATGGTCTGGAAGACAAACTAACCGACGTGGGTGAGTCTGCGCGTAAAAAGCTGATTGAACTATCCCAGTCCTCGTACCTGGGTGGTGCAAATAATCTGTACCTGAAAACCGCCGGCAACGTAGTCAAGATGGTGGCTGAACAGCGTGTTGGTTACATGCTGGATAACGTAGAGAAAATCTACAACCGCTCGGTGAAGGGTCAAATGGGCATCTTGGGTTCGCTGTTCAATGAACTGCGGGGCACCCGTGACACCAACATTATGGGCCGTGCCTTGATGATCAAGAACAAGTCGCGTGAGAAAGAACGTGAGGACATCAATCGGGACATTGCGAAGTTACTGGCTGATCCGTTCAAAGAACTATCCAAGAAGGAATCTGACAACATCACCAAGGTGCTGCTGCGTACTGACGTGCAGGCGCTGTGGGGCACCTTCACGGATGTGGAAATTCGTGAGCTGTTGTCACGTCCTGCCAAGCTGAATGCTGCCATTGTCCAGTACCAGAATCAGTTGCCTGCTGCACTGAAGACCTACTACGAAAACCAATCGGACTTCACTGCATTCATGCTGGCTGTGGGCGAAGACAAGGGCGACAACACCCAGTTGAATATCCACAACATCGCTGACCTGAGTGGCACAAAACAGGCTGGCACGCTGAGCGATGTAGAGGTTGAAGCCAACATCAAAGTGTTGGACGTGTTGGTTACCCTGAAAGCCCTGAAGTTCACCAATGAAGGTGATCGGCAGAACATGGCAAGCCTGATGCTGCGCGAACCAGAAGGCGTTAAGACGGCTCTGCTGATGCACCGTGGTCTGATGGAAAAGGCACGTACTGAGACTTTCGTGGGTACTGAGCGCCTGATGCGTAAAGGCTACGTTCCGGAGATTCACAACCCCCATGTGGAGTTGGTTCCGGTGCCAGAGGGTGCTATGGAGGATTACATCAAGCAGGGCTACAAGTACCACTACCACTTGCCTGCTGATCCTGCTGACGTGACGTATGAGCCACGGGTACTGATGTCGGTTGAGAAGATGACCCCACGTATTGTGTCGGGCACCTTGTCTATCACCAGCATGCAGTCTCAGGGTTCTGCAGTTCACAGCGGTCTGGAGATGTACGACTTCAGTGGGGTGAACACGTTCAACCAACACACCAATAAGCGTATCGCCAAGAAGCGTGAGCAGCATATTGATCGGTTGTTCAAGGCCCCACATGGTAAAAACCTGTTCGATATGCAAGTCACTCGGATGACTCCAATCTCCAATCCGAATGGTGAGATGGTGGGTTACCGCTACATGATGAGCCACGAAAACCGTGACATCCTCCTTGAGCGCAACAACAACTTCGCACAAGTGCTAGCTGAGATGGCTTCTACCGTCTTCGACAAGCAAACAACCCCGGTACATAACCGTGAAGTACTGACTGCTATCAAAGATCAGTGGGAAATCGAGCAATCTGTTAATCCTGAAGCCTTCCTGTTGGTAGGTCTGGACAGTGCGGATAAGGATTTGCGTGAGCGTTACCTTGCAATCCCCTATGAAACTCGCAAAGACATTGCGCGTATCTGGGGTGATAACAACATGATGATTCGTCGTGATCTGATTGATCTGCACTTGGGATACCGTAAGGCATCTTTGACTGATCTTCTGACCGACAATGGTAAGCATGAAGGAATAGTGAAAGACTTCTTCCTGTGGTTGGCTAAGGATGTATTCAACATCAGCCCCAAAGGTCTGCGTCGAATCCTGAAGGCTGAGAACATCATCATGGCAGTGAACCAGGAGATCAAAGACTTTTTCGTAGTGAAGTCCGGTGTTACTACCTTCTGGAACATTGTCAGCAACCTAACTCTGTTGAAGCTGTATGGGGTTTCAATTCAGGAGATTGTGCGCTCTCACAAAACAGCCCTGATGGGTGCTCGTGATTGGCAAAAGCATGACTCAGAGCTTCGTCGCCTGAAGGCAATGAAGGATTCTGGTCTGGTCATTGGCAGTTCTTCCGAGATGGATCAGCAGATTGCTGTACTGGAAGATCAGATGGCACGGAACCCAGTCCGTGAGGTGATGATGATGGGCATGATGCCTACCATTGTGGAGGATATGGATGCAGCGGAAGACCCGTATTCATACAAGAGTTATGCAGCTCGTAAGGCTGAAAAGGTAACTCAGTACATTCCGGGTTTTGTTAAGCAGGGTGCGAAGTGGGTATATATGACCCATGACACTGGCCTGTATCAGATCATGAGTCAGGGAGCGCAGATGAGTGACTTCGTGGCACGGTATACGCTGTTTGAACACCTGAAGACTCGGCGTAAAAATCCGCTGGCTACAGGTGAAGCAGCTATCCAAGCTATTGATGCCTTCATCAACTACGACTTGCCGTCTAACCGTTGGGTGCAGTACGCCAACGACATGGGTATCGTGCGGTTCACCAAGTACTACTTGCGGATTCAAGCTGTACTGGCTCATCTGTATCAGAACAACCCTGCTCGGGCACTGTTCTTGGCCACCATTGAAAACTACTTCAGTGGTCTACAGACGGTGATGGACTCTTCCTTGTGGAACCGAATCGGTTCCCCACTGGAGGGTGGCCCATTCGATGCGCTGGAAGCTATCGAAAGTGGGCTGGTAAGCCGAATGCTTGGCAAGGTGTTCTAAATGACAAAGGCCCAAGGATGGGCCTTTTTGTTAGGTGATGGGATCGACGGACAATCTTCGTGCAGTCCCTACGGTGAACCCGTAAGGCCCCAGAGAGCTTTTCCTACCTTTGGCCTTCAGGCCGATCCCATCTAAATCTGCATTGGGGAGAACCCTACCCGCTAACCACCACAGTTCGCTTGCTACCTACTCAATGGGTAAGGTTCTCTCCAATGCAGCCCAGTTATTCTGGGCCACATTGGTTACTCTTCTGGTCTGTTTTGTTCGGAACGGAACTCAAGGTATTCCTTGATTCCTTCCCAGACCAAGCCCAGCACTATGCCGATAAAGCAGAGCATCATAACGATGAACCCGACGATACCGATTAGCCAGCCCATTACCATGCCTGCCGCGTAGCACGCGATGGTAGCTATCACGGCACACATGAATAACAGCAGCCCCTTGAGGGCCGCCATTACGAGAACAGGCTGGAGGCCGGTGCTACTTCCTTGGCTTCAGCTTCTTCAGCCGGAGTTTCGGAAGCTTGTTCTTCCTGAACTGGTTCGGCAGTTTGCACCACCGGGTCAGCAGAAACAGTCACCTCACGGGTGATCGCTTGACCTTTGACGTGGGTTTCACCGATAGCGGTGATGTCCACATCAGCGGTCAGACCATCAGAGCCACGGCTTGCAGTGAAGTCGATCTTCACTTGCTTGCCGGTCAGGTTGATACCCTGATTGGCGATGTACTGGCTGAGTGCTTCTTCGATTTCAGTTTGACGCAATTTGATAAGCATGAATGCTTCCTCGCAGTGGATGGTTACGCCTTCAATAGCGGTAACGCTTGTAGGAACGGATTGGAATGGATACCAGCTTGGATGGCTCCGATGGCATCAGCCATGTGTTCAGCCTTCGCTTCACTGATCTTTTGTGCGCCCTTCTCTGTGTAGTAAGGCCACGAAGCAGCAGGATGCTGACTTGTAGCCCACTGGATCATCTCTTGCTTGGTGGCAGTCTTCCTGCCTACGGTAGCCATCTTCACTTCGGTCGGAGTGACCTCGAAGAATGGAATACCAACGGCTCTCAACGATCCAAGCACACCCACACAGATACCGTAACTGGCCATGGCTCGCGCTGATTGGCTCCCTACGGGAACTTCAGCAAAGATCACTTGAGCTTGCTTTGCAAACTCCACGGCAGCTTTACATAGCTGGAATGCTGATTCGAGGTCAGAGCTGTTCTGCCTGACCTGTTTGCCAGTCGGAAGCACTGGCTGAATGACTCGCAGCGTTTTCATGCTGAGAGTCATGGTGTCGGTATCTAGGGTGCCGCAAGCGACACCCCAGTTCCGGAGTGATGGGTCGAAGCCCACTACCCTGAGCAACATGGGTTAAACCACAACCCAGTCGGTTGCCAGCATGTCCGTCTGACTGGCCAGCCATGGCACTCGCGCCCCTTCAGGGTACGCTTTGCTATGTACTGGATAGCTCATACGGATATACGCCAGATCAACCCCAGACGCAGGCAGGTATTCAAGCCAAAGGCCCACACCATTCCAGCCCGCACGACTGACACGCTTACCCTGTTGAAGTGCTTCCAGTGCAAGACCAAAGGGCATCCCTGTGGTTTCACGGTAAGCAGCTTCAAACTGGGCTTTCGGTGACCAGCTGACATAGCCGGAGTAATGCTCAGTGTTCGGTTTACCGCCATCCAGATATTCCACCAGATAGCCTTCATCCGAACCTTCCTCATCGTCAGGCAACGACCACTTTCGGAAGTCGTTGTATTCCTGCCGAGTCATCGGAATGGCATTCACCATTTTGGTGCCAATGAAGCGGCTCATTGAGCCACCTCACCAGATGCCAAACGGCACTTCAGCTCGTAGCCCATCAGCGGCCAGATGTCGTTCTCAGCCTGACGACGAGCCGCAATGCGACCAGCCTCGGCGTCGAAGTTCTCTGGAGAAGCACAGGCCGATTTACCAGTAACGGTAAAACCGTTCTGGAGTACCAGCACACAGAAGGTCAACAGACCCAATGCTGGATCAAGTGCAGGAGGGGTGGGGTCAGTGAACGGAGGTTCTTCCACCACATAGTCCATCACTGCACAACGGCTACCTTGCAGGGCCGTGAAGTAGTGAACGCTCTTGATGTTGGCCTGAATCATCGCCGGGGTGATGCGTGGTGCATTCAACCCTTTCTCTTTGAGCATCTGCTCAAATTCAGTATCAGTTGGGTTGCTCATCAGCAGCCCCCTGATCTTCTGGTGCAGGCTCTTCTTCAGCCTCAGTCATCTGGATCGGGAACTGTTGAAACAGGCTCACCGCGATGGAAATACCAGCACGGAAGCCAACCATCTGCTCTGCATTGAGAGTGATGATCTCACCGGTATCGTGGTCAGTGACCTCAACCGGGATTTCCGGAGGCACGTTCATGGCGTGCAGCAGTTGGCCCATACGGTTCTGGTGCCAGCCGAGCATGTGGAATACCACTTGATCGGTTGTTTCCAGCGGGATGGGTTCCTGCGGTGGAGCGGCCTCGGGTACTTCGTGGCCATTCAGGTTTTCTGGTTCGAGCATTGCAGTCTCCTCAGACTATTGGATGACTCGGAGTTCGTTACGGGGAATCCACTGATCGTTGACTTTCACCGTACAACCAATGAATGCGACGTATCGCACTTCACGGTTGGTTTGGTTGCCGTACCACGAACAGGAACCCCATGCCACAAGGCGGGTAACGAACCAAAGCAGTAGCAGGAGTAGGGCAAGACTGCCCCACACCCACTTCATCTTCGGCATCTTCATACCTGAAGGTAGTTCTCGATGCGAAGGCCGAGCATCATGCCAACATCGGTCAGCACTTTCAGCTCTTTATCGTCAATGGTGCCATCGGCCAGAGCAATGGTCAGGCCCACCAGGAACACGTCTTCGGCTTCACGGTTGTCGCCTTTAACGTCTTCGATTTCACGCATGATCTGTGACTTGCCGATCAGGAAGCCGGCGTCTTTCAGCATGGTGTTGTAGTTGTTGAAGGTTTCAGTGACTTCGCCACCAAAGCCTTTCAGTGCTGGGTTGTTGGCCAGTACTTTCTGGATTTTGTCGCCTTCGCTGACTGACAGATCACCGTCAGCCCAGCCGACTAGCAGAGCAATACCAACGGCAGCTTGCATCAGGTCACGTTTCTCGAAGTTGGTCACTTGACGGCTAACGAGTTTGGCTTTCTTTTTGAACATACCGAACATTGCGATTTCCTTTAAAGGAGAGGTGTTGGCAAAAAAGCCCCCAAATGGGGGCTTTTCTGTAGACAGTGCTCAGCTATTAGCTGAACAGGCTGTTCTGCGGCTTGGTAGTGCCAGTGGTGGCTGCGCCGGTAGCTTTAGGGGCACCTGCAGTGCCTGCAGTTTTGGTGGACTTGTCCTTGACCTGACCAACCCACTTCTTCTTCCAAGTCTCGATGAACACCGCTTCAGGTGCTTGAGCCAGAATTTCAGCAGTGGTCTTGCCGTCGCGCTCGCGGAACAGCTTATCCAGCTCGTTCTCTTCACGAGTTTCGCCGGTCGGCTCGTACTCGCCAGTGGATTCGTTTTTCTTGGTCTTGTCCACGATCTGCTTGATCAGACCACCGAACACTTGCTTGCCGAGCAGCTCGGTCAGCATTTCCACGTTGGTCGGCACTTCAGCTTTGGCTTCGCTGGAGTACAGGTTGACCACCTTGGTTTCGGTTTCCAGTTGGGCAATTTCTTTACCCACGGTCAGCAGGCACAGGCTGTTGGCCATGTTGAAGCCCGGCAGGTATTGCTTATCGCCGTTTTTGTCCACGTAGAAGTTCTTGCAGCCCTTGGCTTTGCCAGAGGTCATCCAGAACTGCTGACGGACATCTTTACCGTCTTCGGTGGTCAGGTGAACCACAAGTGACAACGCCTCGCTGTCAGCCTTCTGCAGATAGGCCAGCTTGACGGTGAAGTTGTAGAGGTTGGTGTCCAGAACGAAACCACCACCTACCGAGTCTTTTTCGGAGGCGATGTCGTTGGAGGTAGCGAGGCTGGAGAGCAGAGACATGGTGTTTTCCTTTTGAGGAGGTTGGGTGGGTTAAGCGTAGTAATGGTGCAGACGGTCAAGAACCATCTGCATATCGTTGTCCATGTAAGTCTCTTTGTTTTCAAAGAGGCCCATGGGGCCGCGCAGACGTTCGGAGACAGTCTCCTTGGTCAGCTTGGTTTGGAAGACGTATTTGAAGCCGAGGGCTTCGTCTTCCGGAGAGATGTTCAACATCGGGTTGGCGTAGTCCTTCAAGGACTTCAGTGCCACCTTTTTGCTGGCGATCACGATGGAGAAGAACGATTCCAGACCAACACCTTTCAGTGCGCCTTTGATCGGCACGTAGGTCTCCATGACCATCTCGGACTCGTTGATGTCCGATTTGGTGTGAGCAATGAAGATCACGTTCTTGGTCGAACGGGCAACGTACTGTTGCATCAGGTTTTTGCAGAACTGGGCATAGTTGCCCCATGCCTGCATGGTGTTGGTGGAGGGGATCACGTAAACCGACTCGTACATTTCCATGAGGAATGTCAGAGAATCCACGACGATGGTGTGGATTTCAGGCTTGGTCTCGGCATGATCGAATGCCTCGTAGACCTGAAGCGGATCGGTGATGGTGAACTCCTTGAACTTGGAGCGGAACGGCAGTTTCTTGCCGGCTTCACAGTTCAGGTACATCACCCCTTCAGGGTTTTTCAGCTTGGACAGGCTGGCCGATTTACCGGTGGCAGACTTGCCAACGAGCAACACAAGGTTGTCGTTCACTTGAGATTGAGACATGGAAGGCTTCCTTGAATTTTCACCAACCGCCCGGAGGGCGGCTGATTCTACTGAGAAAGGGTCTTCGGAAGAAGACCCTAATGGTTACGGCTGAGCTACTGCTTGAGCCTTCTTCACCAGTGCCTTACCAACGGTGACCATGATCGAGTTCATGATCTCCATTTCATCCAGCTTGTCAGCTAGCTTGTCATTGAGGTTCAGCACACGTTGACGAATGGTTTCGTAATCGTGGCCGGTGTCCACCATGATGTAGGCATAGCGCAGCAGCTGATTGTTACGGTTGCCGTCACCAGTGTTGGTCATCACCCAGCGTTCCAAGCTATCCATGGAGTGCAGAGTGTTCATCTGGTTCTTGCGATCCTCGTTCTTGCTGGTCTTCGGAATGAAGGGCAATACGTCAAGGAGCTGACCGTCGGTGTATTCACAGTGACCGTTATGGCTCAGCCATTTACGGGCTACCTGCCCTGTCGATTCGTCCACCTTGAAAGGCATCCACTCGAACAGGTTGGACATGAACTCCTTGTAGTCCTTGGCGTCGAGCTTCAGCTCGAAGTTGGTTGGCAGGATGATCCGGAAACGATCCGTTGCAGGCTTGTTGGCTTCAGCCACCTGATGACGCTTGGTGGTGTAGTACAAGGCTTTGTAGTCCTTGAGCAGCAGCTTGGCCGTGTTGAGGCTGACCTCACCGTCCACGTCGATCACCACCATGTTGAAGCCGGGGATGTAGTTGTCCCCGTTACGGTAACCATCCTTGAGGTGGTGAGCTACCCAGTGAAGCCCTTGGTTCTGGGTGAGCTTGGTCAAATGCTCGAAGGGGGCATAGTCGTTGTTGAAGCCAACCGTAATGTCGCCACTGTAGCTGACGATCATCTTTTCCAAGTCGGTCTCTTTCAGCGACTCACCACGCAGGAACTCGATCCCATCGTTGAAGGCTTTCTTGATGATGATGTTGTTCTTGTAGCCATAGGCAATGGCCAGTGTGAGCATTTCCTGCTTCTGGCTCGCAGAGCCTTTGTAAAACGGCAGGTCTTCTACCAGATCAGCCTGAGTGACTTCCATGCCGATGTTGGCCAGATACTTGGCCAGCTTCACATACGGACGATCACGCGCCAGCATGCGATTGAACGCCTCACCGGAGTCCTCTACCAGTTTGATGGCGTTGTACAGGTGAGCTTCAGTCAGCTCGGGGCTGTCGTCCACGAACGCATAGGCACCTGCCAGTTTGAGAGCCTTAAAGTAACGGTGACTCAGCTCAGCCTTTTGCAGCTCGTGGTGTTCACCAAGCTCTTCTGCATCACGCTCGCACTGCAACTTGTATTCGATCATCAGCAGGGCTGTGGCCTTACTCATGACCAACTTCTTGTTGGCATTGATGATGTTGGCCAACGATTCCAGTTTGTCAGCGAGATCGCTTAGGAACTGGTTATTCGTGGTGTTTGTCATCACGTCGAATACTTGTTGTGCCGTGACGCTAAGGTCTTTCGACGCTTTTTTCAGGTAGCCAAACAAGCAGCGTCGGGCATAGCCGGTCTCCAACATTTCCATCAGGTGCTGCTCAGTAACTGCACCGTCAAACAGCTTGGACGGTGTACCGAATAGCATCATGTTGGTTGGAGTCATGCCCCGAATTTCTTCGTGGCGATGGCTGTCGGAGGTGGATTTAACCAACTTGGTCTTGACCTTACCCTTGTCGTACAACTCAAGGAATGTGGTCAGCACCTCAGTGTTGCCCATCATGTTGGAGCCGATTTCGTCGATCTCCAGATTGACCGAGCCGGCATTGGCCATCAGCAGCTTGTGACGCATCTGCTTCACAGCCGGCGAAGTGCCGGAGTCAAAACTGAACAGCAGGTTACCCAGACTGTCGAACTCTTTGGTGACACGCACCAATTCTTCGTCGGGGTCAGTCTGCTTGCGAGTGGCCCGCTTGTGGGCAATCTGAGGCAGGTTACGTTCAGCCATCACCGGAAAGGTCTCTTCCAAGAACCGTTCACGGAATTGGGACATCACCTCGTCTTCAATGATCGACGTGGAGAAGCCCTTACCAGTGCCTGACGGCGACAGGTTGATGGCATACAAGTTGACCGGAATGTCACCCCGATCAGGGGTGGCAATGATGCAACGCATCTGGGCAGCGGCCACCGCCCATGTGTAGCCCACCAGTACCCGGAAGAACAACGGTTCGGTGTTCTGTGTCCGTGAACAAAGCAGCTGAACCAGCTGCTCTGAAGTAGGGTGGTATTCCATTTGGGATACAGGAAGCATGGGGTACTCCTTAAACGTCAAGATCGCCAGAAGCGATCAAGTCCTGTGCCTGCTTGCAGACCGGAAAGGCTGGACAATAAAGGCATGCTTTAGCCTTACCGGGGATTTCAACGACACGCCCGACGTTACCGTCCTGAGCCATACGGAGGTATGCCTCTTGCTTGTCATCGAAGTTCTTGGTGGAACGCCCGCCCTTGGCAATGGCTTCGGGGTTCTTGTAATACTTCCACGCTGGTTCAGATCGCCACAGCTCTTCATCCGTGCAACGAGGTAGCTCGTCTTGAGGAGCATCGAAGAATTTGTCCATCAGGCTCAGGCGCCCACGGATGAAGTTCTCAGTCTCAGATAGAGACATCAGCTCCAGTTTCCGTTCCAGAGTCCGCTGCTGTGGGTAGTTCGGGTTGGCCCGGGCCATGGCTGCTGACCAGTCAGTGAAAATGAACTGGATAGCCATGACCGGCGAAGTGATGATCTTCGGGTTGAGCCAACGGTAAATGGAACCTTGCAGGATGTAGTCTTTGTCTTTGGTGTTGTTCATCCATGTGAACACTCCGGTGGACTTGAAGTCCTCCAGACGACCATCACCTACAAAGTCGTATTTACCCGACACCTTGTAGCCTGCGATTTCTCGCATGCTGCGCTGTTCCAGATAGACCGGAATGTCCCCTTCCTTGAGGGTGTCTGGATCAGGATTAACCTTGATCCGGGCAATCAGCGATTCCGGATAGCCCATCTTGGCCAGAGCCTTACTTGGGTCATTGACCCACGAACGCTCGATAGCATCATGCAGAGCACTACCCATACGGGATTGGGTCAGACTGACCACTTCCACAAGGTCTTTACCGAATGGCACTCGATGAGCCAGTGCCAGTTGACGTATCGGCTTCAGCAGGGAAGTAGCCGAAATGGTTTTCTCCCCTGACTGATAGTCGTAGTTGTCAGTAGCCAGAAACACTGCCATGGACAACGGTACGTTTGCATTGTTGGTGTATTTACGACGCATGAGGTGCTTTCTCCGAAGGTGGTCGAAAGTAGACAGAGACCATCACATGCCACCCGAATAGGTTGAAGAAGGTCTTCTTCATACTGGGTAGCCGTGGGTCAAGATGATCCTCGCAACAAGTTAGAATCTGTATTACCGCATTCTTCATTCCGGGAACGGGTAGAAGGATGAAATACTGCGTCACGAAGCGAGGGAAAAAGCGATTCAGTATCCGCAGCATCGGCTACTCCTATCGGTCTTTGTTGATTTCAAGCCAGCGATTCAAGGTATCGCGGGCTTCACGAATGTCATCGAACTTCGACTTGCCCCCAGTGCGAACACCGGACAGCAGCAGCTTCTTGCTGGCATGGTGAATACAGCCACTGTGATCATTGATCTCGAACCGGTCGTGAACAATGTACACATCGGCCTCATCTATGCCGGTGAAGTCCTTGTAATACTTGGGGTACAGCTCAGCCATGCTGGATTTCATGACCTTTTCACTGGTTCCAATGACTAATTTGTCACTGCAGCCAAAACAGAAGTCACTCGTGTTATCCGAAGATAGGGTGACTGTGCAACCAATCGCTTTACATGTCTTCATGTGCTACCTGGATGTTGGGTTTAAGGTTGGAGTTCTACTGGTTCGCTTCCTGCTATCTTCGCCAGATGCCGATGGATCATCGTCATGGCTAGTTTGGTTGCCTTGATGTACTTCTGAGCCTGACGCTGCTCAATGTTCATCAGCTTCATCACTTCACGAGTGTTGATCATCTCAACACATTGCAGAATGTTGTAGAGCCTTGAGGCGCTTAGCGGGACAGAATTTCCATAATCCAACCGCACAACACCCTGAATGATGTCGTCTACCCAACAAGTTGGATGCCCAATCTCTTTGTCTTGCATAAATGCCAGAAGACCATTGGGTATGTTGCGGGAGCGTGGCTGAGGGGATGAGTCTGCGATGTTGGCATAGCGGATTCGATCTACTCCCGCCTTGCCCAAACGGGCACACAACGTAGGCATTTGGTCGATGGGGTAGGTCAAAAATCAGCTCCTTCTAAAACGTCGCATAATCTAAGGGGAACCCTTCTCCCCCTCTTACTGGGGATTACAGGTTCACCAAGCGCAGGGACTGCGCCTCAATTCCTCTCCAGCATCCTGTAATTCTGTTGAGTAATGGTGCCTCCCTGCACCTCCGTACCTATCGCCTTCGCTACGCTTCGGCTCTGGTACTTTGGTGCCGGTCGGCCCCTATCACTTTGGTTTGGTAGTGAGGCAGGTCTTGCAGAGGCATTCGCCACTCCAGTCCACCTCACGGATTTGAGGTATTACGTTGAAGCACCAACAGGTGTCTTTTCCTTGACTGATCTCACACTGCACCGGGCCTTTGCAGCCCGGGCAGGAATGTGTGACCACCCGGGTATGCTCCAGCTCACGCTGTAGCTCCCGGTGTTCCATTATTTAACCTCGCAACCACCAGCCCCACAGGCGATTTCGCCTGTCAGGTTGGTTTCATCGTTGGCTTCGATTACCAGTGACAGATCAACACCGCTGAGTGATGCCATCAGTTCGTGGTAACGCTCTTCGGTGATGTCCTCGAACGGTGCTTGTTGGTAAGTGCCTCCGTCATACGGCAGTACCGAGATGCCGTTGAAGTGGTTGCGGTTTTCCCACATCCAATCAGTGACCAGTGGCCACTCGTCATCCTTCACCGAAATGGTGCAGCTGACGTTGTGGGTGTTGTCGCCTTCACGGTGACCCGCACGTACCCATTCCAGGTTGAAGCGACGTACCCGATTCAGCAGGTCGGCAGGCGACTCACTGCGGAGAATGGCCCCTTCTGGTGCTCGCTGAGGTACACCGATTACAGCCTGTTCGTTGGGACGGAAGTATTCATCTTCCACCAACTGAGGGTGATGCTCGGCAAGGTACTGGTAAATGGCTTCGTTCTTGCCTACGCGAACGCGACGGATGTAGAACGGGGCATGCCATGCGTGAATGCCTGAAGCACTACCCAGCACAAGGCTAGTGGTGCCTGCCGGTTTCACTGTGCTGGTTCGTGCAGCTACGTTGATTCCGATGGCTTTGGCGATCAGGGCATTGGTGGTTTTCACCACTTCAGCCACTGCTTCCAGGTCGAGACCCAGAATGGCACCGCTACCGATACCGGTGATGCCTACGCCAATCAGAGCATCCAGCTCAGTGGTCTCACGCCAGATCGGACGCAGGTAGTGGAAGTCGGTGTAACCCGCTTGCAGGGTGCCGATAAAGGCAGCTGCATGGGCACGAGCTTCCATGTCTTCCTGACTGGTCACGTCGTCGGCATTGATCTCGGTCAGGTTACAGAACTGGTTCGGTCGCAGACCAATCTCACAGCAGGGGTTGGTGCCCCAGTCGAGGTTGTTCGTCCAGTACACACCCGGCTCACCGGCACCACTCGCTTCCACACGTTCCATCAGCGCATAGAACTCGTTCTGGCTGACTGCCCCACGAAGCAGGTTTGCACTGTTGTTGGCACGACCACGTTGCGGCTCGAACAGATACCATGGCAATGCCCCCTTCTCTTTCCACTCAGCAAGCTGGGAAGAGTGCAGCACTATGTTGTGGTAGTCCTTGCCATTCATCGTGGTAATGATGTCGCACTCATACAGTTCGGCATCTTGGTTGATGCAGTCAGTACGCGACATGGTGCAGGCGAGGTTGGACTTGCAAGTCAGCATCTCCTCATCGGCACGGTCGAACAGTACGATCATGGCAGCACGGCGAATGCCCCCTGCCAACACCGCATCAGCGATGTGACAAAGCATGTCGTGCGCTTCGATGGGACGCAGCTTGGTGCCAGTGCCACGAGACAGTGCCGATTCCAGAACCTTCTGGAGCTTTTCCAAGCACTCTTTCAGTGGGCGTGGCCCCGGAGCCTTACCACCAGAGGTGATCAGGCGAGCGCCCTTTGGGCGGATGGCCGAATAGTCGAAGCGTGGCAACGACTTACCGTTGAAGTAAGCCTTCAACAGAATCTTGACGGCATCACCCCAACCTTCAATCGAGTCACCGATCAGGAAGCGATAGGTGCCCGGGGCCGGTTCGGTCAGGCTGGGTAGCTTGTTGACGTGACGGGCTTGTACCGAATAGCCGACACCAGTGCCACCCAGCAGCAGGAACATGGCTTCATGGAATGCAGCCGGATGATCCAGTGGCAGGAAGGCACAGTTGAAAATACGGCTTTCGCTCAGCTCAATGGGGGTACCACCGAACTGCAGGGAACGCATCGACGGCAGCACTTTCTTGGGCCGAACGAAGTCGTTGTACACCTGCTTAATCTGCTCACGCAGTTGCGGATAACGCTTGATGTGCATGGCCACGTTGCGATCGCACAGCTCATCCCAAGTCTCACGACGTTGGATTTCAGGGATGTGGCGTGCGTATTTCATGTGGACAGTGATGTCCGAGAGGATGCCTACAGATACGTCTTTCATGGCGATGTCCTTAATCAACAAGCGCGGCCCAAGAGACCGGGTACAGGGGGCGAATGATGGCGTCCACTTCGGTGAAGAGGTCGCGTACTTCTTTTTGGGCATGGCTGTCCAGACGGGCTACAGCGGCCTGAGCAAAGGCATATAACGAACCAGTCCAGACCCAGTTCACTTCAATCCCTTGGATCAGGAAGAAGCGTGCTTGCTCTGGACATACCCCGTCTTCGATGGCAGCCAGATAGGTCTCGATGGACTTCTCGGCAGTTTCGATGTATTTGCCCATCCACTCTTCGTTGCGGGGGTGAACACCAGCACTACCTTGCTTGACGTTCTCGGCTTTGGCACGGAAGTGATCTGGCACGAAGAACTCAGGACGGCTGGAGATATAGCGACGGGATTCTTCGGACTCAACGAAGCCGATCTTGTGCTTGAAACATTGCGTGCGGATTGGCACCGGAGCCGACATGCGCAGGCTGATGTGCGGGTGACCGAAAGGAACCCAATGACAGGGAATCTTACGGATGTAACCGGCCATGGCTGCCACTTCTTCTTTGCTTTTGGCCATGAACATGTTCTGTAGCAGACTGTCCCAGTCGCCAGACTTCATGCCACGAGCCAGGAAACGAACAAGGTTGTCGTTCTGCTCCTTACTGAAGTTGTCTGCAACATCAGCAAAGCTGTGACGTGCAAAGTTCGCAACGTCAGCATCGGTTAAGTAGTGGTTGAGGTACTGTGCTTTCATAGCTTCTCTTTCTGGTTGGTGGATGGAGCGCGGGTCGAGCAGTTTAAAGAACCAATACGCTTGGTGTCTTGTACAATGCTCAGGTATTTAATTTGGAGGTGTCATTGATGAGTGACTTCACTTGTGGAGGGCAGGTTTGCGGTACTGGTGATTGGGCAGGCCCGAAACCAGGTGATCCAGACAACAATGTCGTGATCTCTGCACAGCCTGCGTTCGGTGGAATTGACGTTAGCTGGACTTTTCCAGGCATCAATCCACACGCAGTAGCTCATGTGATCTTGTATCGCAGTGCGAACATTGAACCTGAAACTATGGTCCAGTTGGCCAAGGTTAATGGCACGTTCTACTTCGATCGGTCAGCTTCACTGACTCCTATGGAGTTCTTTTATTGGATGCGTATCGTGTCTATCAATGGCACGGTAGGTCCAGTCATTGGTCCAGCCTCTTCCATTGCACGCGATACGATCTCTGACACCATCAAGTCCCTTACAGGGAAGATTGATGCTGGTGTTTTGGCACAGTCGTTGAAGACTGACTTGGCAAAGATCGAGATCAATGCCTTGGGTATCACTCAAGAGATACTTGAGCGTGCTCAGAATGATGATGCTCTGGGTGCATCGTTCAATGAGATTCAGGCATTCTCTGAAGAGACTCGTGCTCTGGTACAGAATGAGGTCTTGGCACGTACTGAGGCTGATGCAGCCTTTGTGAATGTGGCCAACACCATCTATGCAGAGACTGAGGAAGCTAAGACTGCTATTCAGACACTCAGTCAGGTGGTTGCTAAGGCTGACCAAGCTCTAGCTAAGCAGATTACTGCAGCTCAGACCGAGTTGAATGGCAACATTGCTCAAGTCGAAACCAACATGCAGTCTTCCATTAAGCATGTGGAAGGTAAGGTTGATGAGATTGGTGCCCTTTATACCGTCAAAGTAAACGTCAACGGTCTGGTTGGTGGCTTTGGTGTGTACAACGATGGTCGTGAAGTCCAGGCAGGCTTCGATGTTGACACCTTCTGGATCGGTCGTACCAATGCCCAGCTAAAGAAACCCTTCATCGTTTCAGGCGATGAGGTATTCATCAACGGTGCTGTGGTTAACAAGATCACGTTCAACCAGATGCGATCTGATGACGGTTCCCTGTTGTTCGCAGGTGGCAAGCTACAGGTCAAGTACATTCAGGTTGATGACCTACAGATTACCAATGCCAACATCAAGGGTGACTTGAAGTCGGATAACTACGTAGCTGGTAAATCGGGCTGGATCATAAAAAAGTAACTGCCATCACCCTGCCTTACCTACAGAGTGATGGCTCAACTGCCTACGGTAATTTCATGGCAGAGTTTAACGATGCTTCCTTTTCTGGGGATGTCTCAGGTCTGGAAGGTACGTTCTCAGGTGTTCTAACTGCTGATGCTGTTAATGCTGCAGCCAACATAAACATTGCTGGCCAGGCGGTTGCTCTTACGACTGTATCTTTCCTGGCTGATCGTCGAGGTTTCTCAGATGGTGATGGCTGGTTGAAGGTACACAGCTGTAAGTTTGTAGTTCCTGCAGATGACCTATCAGGGGGTTGGTTTACTGGTGGTGTGCAGTATCGCCTGGTGGATATGAAAGGCGACAACGATCAGTACTTGATGCAGTACCGTCTTCGTCTTAATGGCAAGGTGCTATTTACTTCTTCTGGCTGGTATCGCTTTGGTATTTTCTGTAAGCGTATTCAGGAGTTCTACCACGAAGTAGCAGGGAAGATTGATACCCCTGGTATGTATGAACTTTCCATGGATTATCAGTTTGCTGAAGCACCTACCAACGTGTACCCAATCTTCAGCAATATCATTTTTCGTGTTGATTACGTGAGGAAGTGACATGTCGTATATAGAGCTTTCCGACACGATGTTCCGTGGCACCTTAAAAGGTGCTCGGGGAAAGGCTCGTTTCAAACTCACAGCTAAAGCGATCAATGCTATCGACACTGTGAACATCAACCACAACATGGTCACCTATGACTACAACATCCAGTACAGCACTCCTAGTCAGTCCGCTGGTTCGGTGCTTGTTACTGCTGGCATCAACGTGCCAGATGAGGAAGCCTGGGTAGAGATCATTGCTTACGGGGCTGGTGCTGGGAGTGTCCGGGTAAACGGAAATACCATGCCCAACCGTAACTTACGTGGTCCTGGACAGAAGCTGCTGCCTTTCGTGTCTGTAGTGAAACTACCTAAAGGGCAGCATACAGTGCAGCTGATTTCTGCTGCTTCTGGGGCTTCTTCGGGTTTTATCATGTGCCGTTACATTCGTAAGACGGGTGGTTGAAGATGACGCTTCCTTCAGGTTATGCAGAGTTCAATGATGGTGATGCGGTAATCCGGGGACGTATTGCCGGTTCCGATGGAACCTTCTCTGGTTCATTTGATGCAGCCAACATTAACGCCATTGAAAGTATCAATGTGCGTAATGGGGCTGTGTCCGCCTACTACAACTTCGAGTTTCCTAATAAAAGCATGAAGGCTGTGTTTCAAATACCTGGCCAAAAATACACCCAGATTGCAGACATCATCATTCCTATTAGGATGTCTGCATTAGGAAATATAGAACCTTGGCAGGCTGCTAAAATTGACCTGTATAAAAATGGAGTACTGCTGTCACATGCAGAAGTCTATTTTAATGGTTGGACTGTAAAAAGAAGTGGTGGTAGAAATAGTGGAAGTTATACACAATCTTTTCGCCTTGAATATCTTCAGGTTATTAGATTTGTTGATTTTGAAGTAACAGGTAATGCTACATATGAACTTATTCTTACGAATAGTTCTTACTTAAAAAAAACAAGTCCAGGTGCTGAAACAGCCAGTCCTGCAGTGATGTTGGATATGCTTGGCCCTGTAACAGTTGGTTTTCGTAAGAGGTAATTAAGATGGTAGCTGCAACGATTTATGACAAGCGTAATGGTCAAGTGATCATGACGGTCGAAGCGCCTGATGAGGAATCAGTTGAGCTTCAAGTGAGTGATGAGCTGAACCAGAAGATTCTATGGGGTCGGCGTGTGGATGCTGCCAACTTCTACTTTGTGGCTGGTGTGGATGTAGCTCGTCCTGTGATGGATTTGAGTATTAACCACGCAGGCGTCCTGGCTAAAGGTCAGCTTCTCAAGGTGGAAGGTATCCCTCTAGGCTGCTCTGTTGTGTATCCGGGGGGCCAGACCACTGTTAACGATGGCTACATTGAATGGGCTTCAGTAACCTCAGGTGAGTTTGAAATCTATCTCACCTGCTTTCCCTACAAAGAGGTAATCCTTAATGCCATCGTTGGGTGAATTTGATGGTCTGGCTCAAGAGCCGGCCACCCTACAAGACATTGATGCAGCTCGTTTGGCTGCTGAGTCTGTAGTACAAACTTCTCGTGGTGCGTTGCAGTTTGATCTGGTCAGTCGCCAGCGCATGAATGATGTACTCATGACTCTGGAGCCTGATAACGCGAACTCTGCTGTTACTTGGGTAATGGCAGACAACACCAAGCAGTACCTGTGCTATGAAGAGTTGCGTGATCTTCACTATGAAGCCACCACTCTGATTGGTCCTCGTATTGGGCGAGTCTTCGACATTGCATCGGAATTAAAAGAACGGCTTCGGCGTGGTAAAGTGGTGACTCTCCGGGACATCAGTGATGAAGCCTGGAAGTGATCAGCTGATTTGACACTGGTCGTACCTATACGGGATGCTTTTTCAGCATCCTGTTCTTGTTTCATCCCTTAACTCCTGGAGTTCACAATGTCGGCATTCTCCGATCACCTTGAAGCTGCACTGATCAACGCAACTTTGCGTGGTGCTACTTACACCGGCAGTGCCGTGTATGTGGCTCTGTTCACTTCTGACCCTACTGACGCTGGCTCGGGTGTTGAGCTGGTTGATGGTGCTTATGTTCGTCAACGTGCTCACGCTTCCGTGGCTTCGGATGGTTTCACCATTCCTGCCAACGGCTCGTCCAGCAACACTCGTAACCTGATCTTCCCTGCCATTGCTGGCACCCAGAAGGTCGTGACTCACTGGGGCATCTACGATGCACAGACCAGTGGCAACCTGCTGTATCACTCCCCGATGGTGAACCCAAAGACTCTGGACCCGACTGACGTTCTGTCGTTCCCGATTGGTTCGCTCGTCGTAACCTTGGCTTAACCCATGCGCTTTGGGCTATCGCTGTTTGGTGGGGCAGCTCCGGGGCTAGTAATAGCTGTGGGGCTTACTGCTGCTTGCGGTGCCCAAGTTGATGGGCAACCCAACGTCACCCGCCTGGGTGCAGGTAATGCTGCATCTCAGGCGGTAGTGACTGGCTCTGGCAAGCGTACTGCTAACAACAAAGTTTCGACTTTGATTGCTCGGGCTACTGCTTCAGGCAATGCCCGTAACAACATTACTGCCTCTCCTCTTAGTGCCCTGGCTAGTGCTACGGCCTCTGGACAGGCAAAAGCATTCTTTTATGGGGCTGGCTCGGTATCTGCGTATGCGCAGGTTCAAGGTTCCCCATTCCGGCAAGCTCGTGGTTATGGCTTGCCTGCAAAAGCTACTGCAGCACTGGAGTGCTACCCAGAGACTTGGGAGGTAGGTGAGGCTTCACCTGCTCTGGCCTTTGCTTATGGGTATGGTACTTGGCACCACATCGGCCACGGGAACGCCTTGGCGTTTGCCCAAGCTAACGGCCTTGGAATGCACACCCATGGTGCTACTGGGGAAGCTGTTGCTCCGGCTGCTGCTACTGGGGTCTGTGTACTGACTCATGGTGCTGAAGGTCTGGCTGAATGTTCAGCCAAAGCCTTTGGTGATGCTGCAGTTAAAAAAGGTGGTGTGCGATACCTAGCTGCCAACGGCAGTGCAATTTGTACTGCAGAAGCTCAGGTACTAACTGTATCCATCTATCAGCCTCAGATTGCTGAATGTGTTGCTGAGCTTGAAGGTACTGCCTACTACATCTTGGGTGGTGCAGGTAATGCCCTGGCCACTGCAACAGCTGGTGGTGATGCTGAAGTTATCCAAACTGCTGCTACAGCTGACCCTGCCCACACTTCTGCTGCTGCTACTGGGGCTGCTAAGAAGTGGGCCAACGCAATTGGTAATGGTGTCGCTACTGCAACAGGCTTTGCTGATCCAGAAGTGAAACAGACTGCTGTTGAAGCTATGCCGGGGGTGTGTACTGCGACTGTATCTGGGAATGCTGAACGCATTTGCCAGGCTGAAGGTCTTGGGTTGGCTACCTCTACCTGGGATGTGGTGTACAACAAGATTGTTACTGGGTATCCAATGTTGGGTAAAGCCACTGCAACCTTGTTCCAGTATCAGATTGGGATTGGTGTTACCCCACAACCAGCTGCATGTGATGCAGTTGTGTCTGGTGATGGGCAACGTATTGCTTTTGTAGATCAAGTCACTGCTCTTGCAACCGCTATTGGATGGGGTGCTAACCAAGTTAATGATCTGGTTCCAGCTCCGGTTAAACGGCAAATGGTTGTTCCTGTGGTTTCCCGTGTAGTGCCTGTTCCATTTGTTTCTCGAACCATCTACGTCGCTGCGTGAGGCTCTATGTATACCTACCAACAACAGACTAAAGATGTGCTCGATTACGATGTCATCATGGATGATTGGTTTGCTGAAATCCCCGGTGATGACATTCAATCGGTAACCATCACAGTTACCAGTGTTACTGGGCTGGATTTGGCACTTGTAGTAGGGCCAGCGCCTCACCCAGAGTACGTTCTTATGGGTGCCACCCCTACACGCTTTAAGGTGTGGATCGGTGGTGGTACTGAGTTTGAGGACTACATCGTGACCTGCTTGGTTAAGACTGAGCAGGATCGAACCTTCGAAGTTGAGTTCAAAATTAAGGTGCGGAATAAATGAGTAACCTTGGAAACTTTGTTCAGTGCCGTTTTGTAACTCCACTGGCTATCGGTGCAACGGAGATGACTCTCTATGCTGCCGATGCCCCCTACAACCTGCCCCCTGCTGAGGGTGGTTTGCTGGTGCTGTGTGACAGTCCCGGCAATCCCTCTTTCATTGAGGTGATCTCGTATACCTCCCGTACTGGGTTGAACCTGTCGGGGGTAGTACGGGGTCTTGAAGGGACTACTGCTCGTGCATGGTCTGGCTTTGCCTACTGCTTCCAGTCGATGTTGGCTGGCGACTATGCAGCTGACATGAATGCCAAAGAGAATGCCATTACTGCTGGTACTGCTGCGCAGATGTGGTTAGGTAACAAGACTTGGGCATCTGTACTGAGCCAGGTGCAGGGTACTTTGCTCACTGGTTTGAGCTTGGCTACTGGCACGGCCATTACTGCAGCCGACACTGTGTTGTCAGGTTTGGGTAAGCTCCAGAAGCAGATCACTGATGCTGCTACCAATCTGGCAGCTAACGTGCGTGCTGTTGCTTTAACTGGTTACCTGGCAGGTAGTAACACGGCACTGGCAGCAACGGACACTATTCTGGCTGCCATGGGCAAGTTGCAAGGTCAGCTTAATGCGCGTGCGCCTTTAACTGGTGAAGGTACTTCTGGTTCCTGGCCTATTTCGGTAACAGGAAATGCTGCGCGTGCCCGTCCTCAGCGATCTGATAATGCTAGTTGGGACCTCTACTGGAGTAACCCAGGTGGTCAACCAACTTATTACTTAGGTAGTACGGATGGGGCTACCGTACAGCCATATGCCATTGGTGTAATGAATGTTGGCTCTGCTACCAAGTTGGCGACGGCTCGGACAATCAATGGTGTGCCTTTTGATGGTACAGCCAACATCACTATTGCGGCAGGTGAGACAGGTCGGCTGCCGTTAACTGGTGGCACGTTGACTGGTCGCCTAAACGGTACTAGCTGCGGGATGGTTGGTACAGGCAACGACTACAGTAGCGGAGCCTACGAGGTTATAGGCAATGGCGCCTCTAATACGGTCTTCCCTACAATTGGCTTCCATCAACCGAGTGCGTACGCCTCCAGCTTGCAGTTGCGTGGTGCCTCCGACTTTCGCTTCTATGCTCAAGGTGCAGCAGCTTACGCTAACGTGACTGCTAACATTTTCTACGGCACGCTGTCAGGCAACGCTTCTAGCGCCTCCTCTGTACCGTGGTCAGGCGTATCAGGTAAACCAACAACGCTTGGGGGTTACGGCATTACCAACGGCTACGCGATGGATGGCGTGAACACCGGCTGGTTTCGCAGTTACGGCGGAAACGGCTGGTACAACCAAGATTACGGTGGTGGCATCCATATGACGGATTCCACTTATGTTCGCGTCTACAATGGTAAAGCCTTCTACTGCGCCGGTAATGAGATTGTCCTTGAAGGGACTAGTCCTACATTACGGCTTTATGACACCGACAATGCGATAAATCGCTATGTTCACGCAAATGGCGGTACAGTCGGCTTTCTCAGAAGCGATGGCAACTGGGGCTTTTATAACGACAACTCAGGTAATACTTACTCTGTCGGTAACGTGACTGCTTACTCTGATATTCGCCTCAAGACTGATATTGAAGTAATTCCAGATGCTCTGGCGAAGGTGATGAAACTACGTGGCGTAACGTACACACGTATTGATTCTGGTGAACGGCAGACAGGTGTCATTGCACAAGAGATCAAAGCAGTGCTCCCGGAGGCTGTTATGGTTGGCGCTGACGAAGACGCAACTTTGTCGGTAGCTTATGGCAACTTGGTGGGTCTGTTGATTGAAGCCATTAAAGAACTGAAGGCTGAGGTTGATGTGTTGAAGCAGGGGGCTAAATAATGGCACTTCCTTCTAGTGGCGAACTGTCATTCTCTGGATTGAATAACCATATTCGACGCCCAGAAACTCAGGCTTTAAGTTTGAATGACGCGCAAATCCGAGGGCTTGCTCAAAAGCCTTCAGGGGCAATCGCTGTAAGTGATCTGCACGGTAAGTGGGCTGGTACCCGCCTTACCTCTGCTTACGATAGTGTCAATACGCGCTATGGATTTCAGCAAGGTATTGCTGGTTCAATTGAAGGTGACTTTGCCGGTTCTAACTTAAAAAGTTGTTACTGGATTAACATCCCTGGTTGGTACATTTTAAACATGGAAACAGTATCTGGAGCAGCCCAACCAACATCACGTACTCTTAAGATTACGGACGATAACTTTAATGTCATCGCAACATATACTCTGACTGCTTGGACACTTTCAAATGGTGTTTGGTCTGCTGCAGTAGGTGCGCCTACTAACCCATTTCCTGCTGGCACTAAACGGTGGCTCACCTGGTGATTCATTTCGAAAAAGTTACAACACACTTAGGGTTGCAAGAGCACTATGGCTTAATTGAAGAAGCCTGTGCTCGTATTACTGCCCGGCAAGGATTCCGGGCATTTGCCCCTGATGTGTATGCAGCCTTGCTTCAAGGCAAGGCTGATTTAATCGTGGGGTTCCGTGATGGTGAGGTGAAAGGGTTCTTCACTTGTTATGTGGTTGAGCACCCATGCAGCCCACCTCATTTGCATGTGTGGCATGGTTACATTAGACCTGGCGATCCTGCTGATGGTTTAATTGCCGCCTTTGCTGAGTTGAGCAAAGTTGCACTGGAGAAAGGTTGTTCCCAGCTGGTGTTTGGTACACGGCGTAAAGGTTGGGAGCGTGCAGCAAAACGGGTAGGCATGAGCCTGCGTGATTACACTTTCGCAAAACAGATAGGTGATTGAATGAAAACCAAACTTCTTGCAGCCCTGGCTATTGCTGTTGTTCTTGCTGGTTGCAGCAAAGATCGTGACGACGATGACGACAAACCCAATGTTCGTCCACCAGCTCCGATATATCAGTTCACTCTGGAAAGCATTCAGCGTGACCGTATCGCGGTCAACAAGTTGGAATGCAAGGGTGAAGCGGACTGCCTGACCTTCCAAGCAGCTGCTTTGAAAGAGCTGGATCGTATGGAAGCTGAGCTGGGTAAGCAGCCTTGAATGCGGTCGAGATTCTGCAGGAGCATCTCCGGATGCTTCTCACTCTTTATGGTCCCCTCTCTAGTGGGGCTGGGTATTTACAGGGTCTGATTGATGCCCGTACAGCAGCAAACCTATTCACATTGGAGCCGGGTGTTACTGCATTTATGCAGCCTACAACTATTGCAGGCTACCTGATTGGTGCTGGCAAAATCTTCGGTGAAGATAGTGCTGCTGTAACGTACCTTCGTGAACTGGAAGTACTGCATGGTCCTGAGCAAGTAATTGAGCTTCCTGAGCTTGATGTGGCATATCAGTTAGGACGTTTGGTGAGTGGTTCTGAATTACCACTGACTCTGCTTCCTGAATAATCAGTAGAGGGGCTATATGACTCTTGGTCAGAAGCAACGTAACTTCACTCGTATGATTGGCTTACTCATTGAGTATGCCTACCAACAGGGATTTGAATTAACTGTCGGTGATGCGTACCGTGATCCACGGTTGCACGGTGCCATTGGCATTAAGGCTGGCTACGGTCATCCAAAGTCTAGCCACAAGCAACGCTTGGCAATGGACTTCAATCTCTTCAAGGATGGTAAGTTCTTGCAGGAGACAGAAGATCACCGAATCCTGGGGGAATACTGGGAATCCATTGGTGGTAGTTGGGGGGGTCGTTTTAACGACGGCAACCATTATTCGTTGGAACATGAGGGCATCAAATGAATGCAGTTCTTGGTTACCTGAAGCAAGCAAGCACCTGGCGTGGTCTGGCTATCTTGGCCGGTGTGTTCGGTGTGGTGATTGATCCGGCTTCCATGGAAGTCATCGGTGCTGGCGTTGTCGCTGCCATCGGTGTCGTTGAAGTCGTGCGCAACGAAGTAGGTAAGTAATTTACCTGGTTCAAGCTGAAGGCCCTTAGGGGCCTTTTTCTTTGTCTGAAATTTGACGCCTGTTTAATGACCTCTACTGTTTTTGTGGGTATGTCAACTAACAGGCATATACTAGGCACTCATTAACTTAAGGAGTGCTTATGGCCACTTCAAATAGCACCGTAGGCCGCAGCTGGATGCAAGTGGCTAGTGATTCCAACACCGACCTTCTAGTGACCTGGAATGACGCTGTTGAACTTGAAGTGGCTACCACTTCTACGAACCAGGAACCCACAGTATCAGGCCATCGTGTTACTCGTGATGATGCAATCAGCCGTGGTGTGATTGGTCCTGGTTATGTCTGGGTCCGTCTTGTGGGTAGCAACCCTCAAGAAAATGTCTTCGTGGTGATCAGCAAATGATGAAGCGAGTCAGTCCTTTCCGCATCATGCGTAAGACGGTCCAGATGTCTAAGGCTGTCAAACGTGGTAATGCTGAGCTGCTGGCCATGGCCTTTGTAAGCCCATTGGCCTCTCAGTACATCCCTTTTCTGTAGGTGATCCATGACTAAAAAGATGCAGGTAAAAGACGGTAACGGCCAGTTGCAGGATGTATTCACTTCACCTGGTTATGATGAGAATGATGACTCGGTTAAGGTCAAGAGCATGCAGAAGCGTGTTCGTGATGCTTTCCCTGGTGCTGCAGTGAACCCACTGAAGTGGGACACTGCTTTAGGTACTGGTGGTACTGCAACTGTTTCTGCAGGTGCCTTGACTATGGGTAGCGGTACTACTGCTAACAGTGAATCCAAACTCACCTCTAAAGAGATGTTCACCATCCCTTTTCGAGTGTCTGTGGGTTTGCTGATGTCTCAGCGTATTGCCAACCAGTCTTTCTATATGGAAGCTGTGTCGGTTAATCCGGTGACAGGCATTCCTGATGGCCTGAACTCTATGAGTTGGCTAATGGATGGTACTAACCCTGTGTTGGGTAAGTACACTGTTCAAGCTGAGGGCATGGCTGAACTGGCAAGTGCCACTTCAACTATCCCTTCCACATCTACTACCAGCCTATTGGAGCTGGAAGCCTTTGCTGATGAAGCCTGGTTCCATACTGGGGTGTTTGATGGTGTAGCTGGACGTACACAGAGCTACCGCCGTCACCAACGTACCCCCGATCCAAATGCGTTCTACAAGATTCGATTCCGCTGGAAGAATGGTGCTTCTGCACCAGCATCTAACACCAACGTACAGATTTCTTCGTTTGCTGTTGAAGACTATGCTGAGATTTTGGCTGAAGTTGTTGCAGGCCGGGGTAATAGTTCTGCAGGACAATCCTTGGGGGTATCGGTAACCAACAGTCTTAGTGTTGCTGGTACTATTCGACTCTCCCCTAGTGCTGCTTCTGATGGTTATGGCACTGTAGGTAAGTTGCTTTCTGCAGCTACTACTAACGCTACCTTGGTGCGTAACGCACCCTGCAATATCGGGTTCTTGAGTGCTCACAACCTGAGTGCTGCAGTGAAGTTCCTGAAGATTTACAACAAGGTCACTGCTCCTACGGTTGGTACAGATACCCCTGTAATGGTTATCCCTATCCCACCTAACAGCCACGTTGCTGTACCTATCCCAGCTGCAGGTTATCGTTTGTCTGTGGGTATGGGTCTGGCAATCACCGGGGGTGCTGCTGATAATGACACCACTGCAGTGGCACTGAATGATGTCGTCGTAAACTGGGGGTACATCTAATGCGCTTTAAAGCTGATTGCAGCCTTCGGTGGAAACCCTTGGCGGATGCTGTAGGGGAAGAAGATGGTGAAGTTGTAGGGGAAATGACCAGTGATAGTGTTACCACTGTTGATCTGATTTTCCCTTCTTATGGTCAGGTCTGTGGGATACCCAGCACTGAGCTGGAATAAATGAGAAAGCCCCCTACTTGGGGGCTTTTTCTTTGTGTGGATTCACCATGTCCACAGGGAGTGGAATGCCTTTGGCCAGCAGCCAGATGAACCAGCGGTTGTTGACCTGCTGCTTGGTGTACAGCTCACCTTTACGGGTGACATTGATGCCCGGAAAGTATTTGACGTGCATGGCCTCAAAGGGGTCTCGCAGACGATCTAAAGGCACGGCTACTCCAATAGGGAAAGCAGTTGTTCCGCTTCCCGGTAGTTCACACTCTGGGTGATGAGGTTGATGGGGGCCATCTCTGCTACCAGCTTTTTCAGACTGTCGTACAACAGATCGGCGTGTTTAATGCGAGCCAGAATGTTGAGTATCTCTGGTTCGCTCCAGCGGTCTGTATCCACATTCATGTGGAAAACATTCCCGCTGGGCATTGGGTATAGGAACGTACTCATGAGAATAAGCTCTTGCTTGGGTGTTGTCGTAACTGCTTGGGGTCATGCAGCAGAGACTGCTGATAGGTTCTTCGTTGAAGGAACTGAGCTTGGCTGATCGAGGCATCTCGTTGGATTATTCCCAACAGCTCATCAAGGGCTTCGACGTGCTCATTGGGTTCCAGCAAGGATGCAACCTTTAACAGTGGCATGCACTGGCTGGTGAGAAAGTGCAGACGCCGTGCTGATTTGAGCAGGGCATACAGTTGCCACCCTTCAATGCTGTGGAGTGGTATGGGTAATTCCACTTCAATGGGCTTTCCATCCACTGAAATGAATAGCCCAGGGTATCGCTGACCTCTTTGTGCGCTCATCGGATCACTTCCCTTTCTCTTTGCCAGCCTTGGCAGGTCAAACACAGGATGACTTCAACACTGTTGAAGAACACCCCGGTGTACCGCCGTTTATG